TCCATGTATTCAATAAGATTTTCACTAAACTCAGGCTCTTCAGAGTCTTCTGGGCCAACGTTAATAATTACAGAACCATCTGGCTCCATAATGATTTCAGTCTCTTGATTCTCATCAATATCATTAAGCACTACGGCTGTATCTACCATTTGAAAGATTTTTCCATAAACACCGTATGTTTAAACACGGCACAATAAGTATTCTATAACATGTAACTTACAAAACGTCAACGAAATGTGCTACCAGTAAGCTTTCCTAGTAGGAATCTCGTAGTCTGCTTCTTCCGGGTCTTCTGGGTGTTGTAAGAACCACCCAGACTTAAGCCTGATCATGGCTTGTGTAAATGCATCTACATCGTCGTCATTACGACCGTTAGGAAATGATGTAAGTTGGTTAATAAAATCTTCAGCCCAAGCTTTTTTTGGAATCCAAACTCTACCAGACTCGACAAGTGGTGCGACGCTATGTGCTCGTGAAACTTTATCCCTGTCTGGAGAATACTCGTTAATGGGAATACCAGCACGACGAAGATCTTGTATGAGAGATTGACCTGAAGCTTTCTTCTCAATGATTACATTATCAGGTTTCCAATCCTTATACAACTGTTGAGCTTCCGAACGTAGCTGAGGGAACTCCATTCGTCTGTTTAAACGATGCAGAAGTATTGCGTGTGGTCCGTCGTCCTTAAGAAAGATGCCCCAAGTTTGTATTGATGTTGGATCTGCTGATGTCTTTATAGAGAAAGCAGTATCGTATGATTGGATTACATATTCACAGTCTGGCGGTTGAGACTTGTCCCACCACTGCCACCATTCGCGCTTGAAGATATTTCCATCTTCCGCTGTAGGACTCTGCTGAAATAGCGCAGACCACTCTCTGCTTCCAACTGTGTTTTTAATTTCAAGCAGACGCTCAACAGGATAAGACTCTTTCCAAAGAGCTTCGCCTTCTTCTCGACCAAGGACATCATCGTCCTCTGCGATGGCTGGTAAGTTGACGACATCCCATTGTTCATGAGGTGAATTAGCAATAACCCAACCAATTAGATCTTCCTCGTGCCATCTTGTGCCAATAATAATAATTGCACCACCGGGCATAAGACGAGTATATGCTACTGACTTATACCAATCAATAACCTGTCTACGAATGGCAGATGAGTCTGCGTCTTCACGACCTTTAATAATGTCATCAATAACCAGAAGATGAGCACCACGACCAGTGATTGGACCACCAGCACCAACGGCGAAGTATGTACCACCGTCGTTGAGCATGAAGCGTCTAGCGGATTGAGAGTCACCGCTTAGAAATGTTCCGGGGAATATCTTCTGGTATAACTCTTCATCTCGGATTTGGTTACGTACTTTACGTCCAAAGTCATCCGCTAGTTCTTGCGCGTATGTCGCGAAGATTACGTACTTGCTAGGATTCCTACCCATGTACCAAGCTGGGAAGTTCTCTGAAGTAAGAGCAGACTTTCCATGCCTTGGTGGCAATGAAATTGCTAGTCGTTTGATTTCACCACGCTCTACAGCTTCAAGCTTTTCAGCCAATAGCTTAATGTGTGGTGGATCTTTATATCCGTCGTATTGTAACTTGCAATATTCTACAAGACTTGACCGGGCTGCTTCGACCTGCTCTTTACGCTGCAGAATCTCAATAGCCCGGTGTAGTTCTTGTAGACTATTGATATTAAATTGATTCAATTACACGAGTCCGAATTGTGTTAGCAGCATCAGTCATAGACGCTGCAACACTCATAAGATATTCCTTATCCGCGTCTGGAATCTTACCATCGTTTTCAAGCGAAGACATTTCAAACATGTCTTCAATGATATCATCCCACGAGAAGAATTCAGCAGTGCTGCCATCATCAGGGAAAACCATGACCAATGAAATACCTTCATCGTCGAGTTCTGGGAAGATATCGATATTAATACTTGTTTCAGCGTTCATCACCGTCTCCTTTAAGTTTACCTCGTGACTGTCGATCTGCCAACTTTGCAAGATTTCCGAACGCAACTTCATTGAGGCTGAGTCCAACATCTTTACTAAGGGCCGAAACATACCAAAGAACATCACCTAACTCCTTGCATAATGAGTTCTTAAACTCAGGTGTAATTACTCCATCGTTGTCACGATAAAGTTTCTTGACTTTTTCAGCTACTTCACCTGCTTCACCGCATAGTCCCAAAGCAGGATACATTAAAGCGATATCTTTTGAATAGATAGCGGTCAACAAAGCATCGTCTTGATATTCATCAAACGTCAGAGAAGTATCTTCAATATCATACTTCTTTGAAAAACTTTGTTGACTGAGCATATCAATCGCAAACTTAAGCTCTGTCAGAGCCAAAGAAAGTTCAAAGATATCACCATCTTCGTGCATATGATGTACACACGCCATAAGACGACGTGTTACTTCAGATACATGTCTTGCCACTGGATCTTGACCATAAGAGTCAAACCAGTCGCTTATTACTACATCAACCATAACAACAGGACTTACGTAGTGAATATATTCTTCACCAGCGTGAATCTTGTTTATCTTGCGAGACAAATACCACTCTGCCTTCTTAAGGTCAATAAGTGGATCTGACTTACGGTTGAACCTAGAGCAATACTTTATAACCTGCCACAGAAGTGGCTCTTGAGGGAAATATGCTTCCAATATATCAATTGGCTCATATTTCCTACCAGAAGCGTAGTGCTTCGGATTATTTACTACGTCCATGTTAAAGTCCTACGGAAGAGAGTGGTTTATATACACTCTACTCCGTAGACTGATTCGTTATATAATGCAAGTGTGTTATACACCGCAAGAGCCGCCTTTTCCAGAAATATCACAGATATCGTGAGTTCCAACAGCTTCTTCGAATTCATCACCCAAGTGTTGGATCGCAAGATGATACGGCACTGACGTGAGTGGTTGACCACCACGTGATCCATCTGGGTAACACGTAAATCCACGTAGCCCGTGAGCATACTTAGCGAGTGTTTCAGCCATTAAGGGCACTTTATCCTCGTTATTATGCTCTGAACCCCACGAAGGAAGGTTAATGGTCGATGATATAGACATGTCTACGTAGCTCTGAACATCGTATTGGAACTTAATACGACGCTCATAGTCAACAGAAAGATCAATCGCAGACTCAATGTCTTCAGGATTTGTGCCGTAAAGGTCAATCATTTCCTGTGCTGCGCTGTCGATCACATACTGATACTTCCACGTTGACTCGCCAACGAGGTATCTGCGCTTATATGCTACTGCAAATATTGGCTCAATGCCTGTAGAAGTACCCGCGAGAATGCCGATACTACCTGTTGGGGCAATAGCTCTATTAGCAACAGGGCGAGACACCCCAAAACGATCAGCCGTACTTCTTGACGCTTTATCTGACAACTCCTTGTAAGAAGCTAACCATTGATGAAGTTCAGGAACAACTTCGTACTTATATCCGCGCTTGATGAGCCACTCATGCATACCCATCAGACCAAGGCCGAGACGACGGTTCTTCTCTCGTGTTTCATAGATCTTGGAGTATGGCAATTTGGCTTTCAAAGTTCCGCAAATTAGGAATTTGGTTCCAAGTTCTACTATAGCACGAAACTCATCCAAAGACTCTATGCGTCCAAGATTAATGCTACCAAGATTGCAAACATCAGAATCATCAGCACTGGTCACCTCTGTACATGCGTTGCGTAGTGTTTCGTTTTCTTGCTCATAGAAGTTGAAACTAAAGCCCGGCTCACCAGACTCCATTGCCTGTCTCACGTTCTGTTTAAACGTAGCACCAGAATCGCCAGTCGTTTTGTAATTCTCCAGCCAAGCTGTGTCGTAGTTCAGGCTGATGTTCGTCATGTCCAGAGGAGCAGGGAAGTTGAAGTCATCCTGCTTGATATCCCAGAGAGACTTACCAGTCTTACCAACTGGCATAGAGTGCCAATCCTTGGCTGCAAGAAATGCCTGTGCGTCGTCATGCTGCCAGTTCAGTGATGCATAAATTGCAGATCTCCTAGAACCACCTTGCATAACTCGCCGACCAATTTCGTTGATCATTTCCATCTTCGGGATCGGGCCAGACGCAAAACCACCAGTTTTATTAATAATAGAACCAGACGGCCTGTAAACAGAATAATCAACGCCAATACCACCACCTGTCATAAGGCAAGACTCTGCCTTCCAAGAAAGATTAGCCCAATCTTCGCGGGAGTCTTCTTCTGCGCGAAGCAAGTAACAGTTGTTGAAGAATTTGTTAGGACGACCAGCGTAGTACAGGTAGCGTCCACCGGGAATGAACTTGAGTTCAGTGATGGCACGAACCAAATGATCATTGTCATCTGGCGACAGAAGATCACCACATACATCTTTTACAAGAGTAACTGCAAGTTCTGCCCACGTCTCAGCACCTTCGTGAGCGTATTTATGATTGAAAATACTCTCGCTAAAGGAAGAACGAAACATTGGATTTGAGTTAGATTTAAACATCGACTACCTTTCGAGACAAAAAAAGCACCTGTCACGCATAAAGACACGTGAGCGACAGGTACTATGTATAATGAAGTCCGAGGCTTCAACAACCCCGGACTTACGATAATACACTACTTTTTTTGGAATACAATAGGCAATGAAAACCACGGGCCGGAACCCGTGGGAACTGCTGCCGTAGCAACAGCGTTGAAAGAAAATCCGTTAGCCAATACCGGATATGGACCCCGTATTTGTTGACCCAGCCAGTGTTAAACAAAGGCCAATTTATATTCCGTGACGGTTACCAGCACGGTTGGGAGGTCTATGTTTCCATACACATAGACCAAAAGTTGTGGATCACCCGGAGGTGAGAACCACGAACCTCTCTTAATTACAAAGATGGATCAAACCGTGCCACGGCAGGTTTGAAACCATCACCAGCAGTAACTGCACAAAGCTGATTGAGTTCTGGCTTATAAGCGAATACCGTCCACGTACCAGTTTGTGGGTTCATATACAATATAAGCTGTCTTGTCTGCTGTTCGTGCATATCAAAGAATGGTTTTTCACCATACTTCTTTGCAATTTCCTCATGTGTCTTTACAGCGTCTGAACAGGCTGCTTGTCCATACACTGCAGTAGAGAACAGTAATCCCACGAGGATAATAAGTTTTCTCATTATATAACTATACTCCATCTCGCCAACCGCGATTACGCGCTTGGCTATAGCCTTCTTAGTAGCACCATATGTATTATTGTGCTTCTTGGTCTGTGCCGGAGTTCTGTGTGTAACAGGATTGCGTTTTTGCATTACTTCGACTTCCTAGAAGCTGCAGCGTTATCTACAAGGTTAGGATACACACGACCAGCTTTCTTCGCCCTAGCTTTGGCAAATGCTTTTTGATCAGGTGTCAACGGAGTAGACTTCTTTACAGGGGACTTTTTCTCCCAGAACTTTTTAACTATCTTCATTACCGTACAATCCCTAAAAAAGGCGCAACTATCCTTAATTTATCTGTAAAGCTTAATTCCGTTTCTCTTATCACCTTAACCCAAACACACATTCTTTCTTCGTGTACCTTAGAAAAGAGAGTTTCTATAACCAGCAACTTTAGTTGCGGCGGGGGTTCTTACCCCCCCTCCCCCCCCATATGGGGCTAAATGGGGGTGCTTGTCAAGACCCCATAGAATTGCAAAAATGCAAACAGTACTTTGCAAAAATGCAAGACACCATATAGAATAAGGGTTACAGCCCGGCTCACGCCGTTAGCCCATACTACAGCAGCACTGACGCTGCAGTGAAAGGATAATGAATATGGAAGACACAAATGTATTGCGTGGTACTATAGCTGGTGAAGTGTTTCAAGAAAACCCAGATGCTTGGGGTTACCATCTCATTATTGACGCTTGTGGGTGTAACGATAACATTAAAAGCGGAGATGCTCTTACTGCGTGGGTTCAGGAACTTGTAGAACTGATCGACATGGTTGCATATGGTAAGCCTATGGTTGAACACTTCGCGAAGCATGACCCACTCAAAGCAGGTTACACACTCGTGCAGATGATTGAGACTTCAGCCATCAATGGACACTTCGTAGATCTCAATGGTGGTGCGTATATCGATATCTTCTCGTGTAAGCCATTTAATGCACGTACAGTAATGGAGCACTTCGTTGAGTACTTCGATCCTGAAGATATGCTCGTTGGTGCTTCATACCGTGGTGTATTCACCGATGATGATGCACATGGAGCTACATCGTAATGGAAGATTATGAAGAACGGATAAGACACTTGGAATTCATGCTGGACCTGTCACGTGAGCGGGAAGCGTCGATGTCCAAGCGTGTTATGGAGTGTGAGAATCTCAAGTCACAGATAAAAAACCTTGAGAAACTCAACAGCACATATAATTCAGAGATAGAATATCTTGCGCGTATGATACAGAGGAGTAGCAAAGATGCGTAATAGCACAGCTTGGCTAGGAGAGATCATCTTCGAGGAACGCACGAAGAAAGGATACTCTTTCAATAAACTATCGGCGATTAGCGGAGTACCACTGAGCACCGTTAAGAATATGGAGACTGTGGACTGTAACCCAAGCATAAAGGCAACTATGGCTGTCCTCAACGCTCTGGGGATGGATCTAGAGGTGCTATATGCAGATACACCAAGAGAGAACTTCAACATCGTGTCTAAAGATACAAAGAGTATACCGTATGCACATAACGATGCGAGACAATACGATCACGATAATCACGCGGCATAAACTATACAGACTGATGTGGGTTCCTGTGTGGGAGATAGGCAGACAGCAACGCATAACACAGACGGTATATGCAGCAGGACCGCTACGGGTTGTGATTATATAAAAATTTTTTAGGGGGCCATCTAATGAAAAGTGGGTGGTCCCCTAGAATTATACACATATGTAGAGGGGTAGTGCTAGTAGCGGAGCTACGGGCGGGAGGGGGGGGTGGGGGTCACGTTTAAACAGACGAATGCAGGAATTGCCACTCATTATACTATTGCCGTAGAGTTCGACAGCATTACTCTACGTTACAACAACAACACATTGCATTTATGCAAGTATAGTCCAAGCATTGGCATAGAATATAATTATGTGTCGCAAGTATAGTTCAAATCAATTCATTAGTTCGTGAACATTATTACTGTTCGGGACTACATCGATAGTATTGATAGTCTTGATCAGTCCAAGTTTATCTATGGCTGACTGTATTGCAGACC